GCTGGACCAAATGAGATTGATTTTAAGCGTATCCCCCCCGACCTTAATAGTTAATATTTCCCCTTGATAATAAGTTATATATTTCATAATGATTAAGTCGATAATCATTTTATTTTTATTTAATGATTAACTTACTTATGTTATTTATTATTATTTATTTAATAAATTGTTTAATTTATTTATATTTATTATTTAATAAATAACTTAATACATATTGTTAATACATATTTATTATTTAATAATTGATTAAATTTTATTTATTATTTATTCATATATGTATTAGTTTATTAAGTTGATTAGCAAAATGATAACAGTACCGCCATTACTTATTTAATAACATTTAATATTTAATTTAATAATAAAAATCATATTAAAAGTACCTTAAAAAGCCACATTAAAAGTACCTTAAAAGTACCTTAAAACCCACCTAAAAAGTACCTAAAATTGAGCCCTTTTTAGGGTACTAACTAACCCCAAAAACACCCCTAAAAACGACCTAACAACGCACCGCAAACCCATTGAAATGGTGGGCCAAGAGATATGCTTATAAGTCCTTGATTTATATAGTATTAAAAAAGTGTGAAATAATTGTTTACTTGAGCAACTTATTTAAGGGATAATTTATTCATATAAGCAATTTAGCTTATAACTTAGAAAGGTAAAAATCATGGAACAGCTTTTTATTACAACACTTAGGGACTTGCCTAAAGGTGAGTTCTTTAAACGTACCCCAACTGCTAAAACAGTTTACAAACGTGGCCATTACGACCGTGCTAGTAAAACTTTTAGTTGTATTGATTGTGATGATATTTGCCGTGAAATTTTCATCAAAGCAAACAAGCCAGTTTTCACTGGTTTTACTTACTAATCAAAAAGGAAATTAAAATGAAAAAAGTTTACATAGTTAAAAAATTTGGCCCAGTTGATGGTTACAAAAACCTTTATGCTTTTGAAACTTTAGAGCAGGCTGAAATTTACGCTGAGGTTTGTAACTCAAGGATTGCACCTGATAATTTTGATGAAACTATTGAAATTGAAAAGGTCTATATTGGTGTAAATTTTTTATAACCTAACTGATGAGCCCTAATGGGCGAAACCAGCGTGAGCTGGTCTTAGGTAAATTTAAAAAACTTTATAAAGGTAAAAATTATGCGTAATTATAAAAGTGAAGCTGATGACTTATTGAACGAATATAAAGCTGAATTAAAAGCTGAAATTATTGAGTTGTATTTAAAAAATAAAATAGTTGATATTTATAAATTCCGCTCAATTTGTTTAGGCAGGGTAAGTTTATTAAGAGGTACATATTCTGGTGGCCATTCAATTGAAAATTTATTTGAGCAAGCTCAAGCTGATATTTGGTTTGAGCTTGGTACTAACACGGAAATGTATTTATAACCTAACTGATGAGCCCTAATTGGGCGAAACCAGCTCCTAGGTGCGCAGCCCTAGAAGTTGGTCTTAGGTAGTACCAAATAACTTTATAAAGGTAAAAATTATGGACTCGCTTGAAAAGTATATAACCAACGAACTTTTAAATGAATACGCCAACACTAGGGATAAAGCTATTTTATTAGCTGATACCCTAGAAGTTTCTATAAGCAGTAGCAAATGGGAAAATCTTGAGCAGTTGGTAATTGAAGCCTGTTTTGAAAAGGGTATAAAAATAAATTGGTTTGAATAGTTCAACCTAACTGATGAGCCCTTAAAGGGCGAAACCAACTCCTAGGTGTACGCACCTAGGAACTGGTCTTAGGTAAATTTAAAAAACTTTATAAAGGTAAAAATCATGATAACTCGTAAATTCTTAAAAAGCTTACAGTACCGCCAATTTGATAAATTTGATTTTGAAGGTTTTGCTGGGGTTGAAAGTCCAGTTCCTTTTATAGCTGAAAGTGGTGACCTTTTAATAATAATTGATGGTGACGTTTGCGAGGTTTATAACCTTGAAACTTTAGAAGTTGTAAGTAGAGTTGATTCAATTTCAAATTTGCCGTTTAGCGTATAACCTAACTGATGAGCCCTTAAAGGGCGAAACCAACTCCTAGGTGTACGCACCTAGGAACTGGTCTTAGGTATTTAGTAAATCCCCTTTTTAGGGTAAAGGTAAAACACACCCAAATTTAAGTATAGGGGTAAAGGTAAAACACACCCTTAATAATGGGTTACTAAATAGTGCATTAGAAACGTGTTTAAACACACCTAGGAGCTGTTTTTAATAGCAGAGCATAGGGTAACATTAGAAAGGTAATAAAATGAGTGCTATGTCTGATTTAGCCATTGACGTTGAGACCTTAGTAAAGCAGGGCAGGTCTGTTGAGTTTATAGCTAGCAAGTTGTATATACCCCTTAACTTCGCTAAACGTATGGTGGCCAGTTACGAGCTACACCAGAGTGATATTCGTAACAGCTTACCACGTACCAGCTTGCGTCTAATTTGATTATATCATGATTATGAAATCATTATCTAAGTCGTTGATTTTTAACAGATTTCTGGTTTCATAATCATTTCCTTGACCCCCCATCCAGGATTATCGGACAAAAAATTGACTCTGGATTTTGAAATTTGGCGACCCCCATCCAGGATTATCGGATCAAATATTCACTTTTGATTCCATAGATGGCTTGGGTCTATTGGAAATCCATTCTCGTCCACACCAATGTGATCTAATCCTCTTCGTTCAGCTTTTTGTTTAGCTGAGTCATGGCACAACTTACATAGTGGTTGCCAATTATTGCTATTGATAAAAAGTGCATAATTCCCACGATGAGGTTTTATGTGGTCAACAACAGTTGCCTTACCACCGCAGAAATTGCACACCTTATTCTTAGCCAGAAACTTTGCACGAGTTTTTAGCCATAACTTATCATTGTAAAAATTGTTTTGGCCAACACGCCAAGGTCTATTCGCATTCTGCATTTTTATATTATTTTCCTATACATATCAGCGAGTTAAGAGCGATTCGCATCAAATTCTTCTATAACTCTTTGATTATTAACAACATTTACATTAAAAAGATGCGAATCGATTAATGCGAATCGTATAAGGATATTCAACCGATTCGCATCGCATCCAAAATTACAAAATGCAGGAGGATTAGAGTACCCTCTTTTTGTCTTAACAACAAAAGAGGGGTAACTCTTACTCCTTGATCCGACCCAATGCGAATCGGAATGCGAATCGCGAATCGCTTTCACCGCTACACCATACATTTGTTGGGCTTGAAGGCGATTCGCATCGGTAAACTTATCGATTCGCATTATCAGAAAGTTCTTTCAGCATCATTGACCGAGTAACCAACATACTTTGTACCATTTTTAGTCTCAAGGTCTAAGCCATTAACCACACCAGAGTCCATAAGACTTATTAAAAGCTCGTCTATACGTCTTTGGCTTATCTTGGTGACCTTATCTGCCCCCTTGTTAATTAAAGCCAAGGCATCCTGTTTTAATTGTCGCTTGCTAGGGAATTCACCTTTATCGTTTCTGCCTTTAATGTAATCTGCAAGCCTGTCTGACTGGACCGCAGCTATTGAGTCTGGGTCTTCGCCATGTTTCTCTTCCCATTCATCTGGAGTTAATGCCTTAAATCCAAACTCATCACGCTCGATGTACAATTCGTTGTGGTCAATCTTACCATAACTGTTCTTAGCAAATGCCATTCTTATAGCATCGTGGTCTTTTACTTTATTGATAACTCGCACACCACGTGAGTTATCGCCAAGAGCAGAGCCACCACGACCAGCGTGAGCATCATCAATTTCGTTGCGTGTAGCCATTTTACTCATATGGTGAATAAGACATATAGATGCTTCTAGTTGTTTTGCCATCCACTTAACTGCTTGCATCAATGCTGGCTCTGATACGTTCATCATCGCTTCAGATAAACCAAAATACACAAGTGGGTCGAAATAATACACTTTTGGCTTAACAGATAGACCCTTAAAATAATCTACAAATGCTTTGGCTTGTTTTGTAATTCCATACTCATTCACTTTTTCTTGAGTGATTAGCTTAAATTCAATAAGAGCATTAGCATCTACAAATATTAAGTTCTGATAAGCTAGATTCATTTCAGCTTCAGTAAACTCATCAACCAATAATTTCTCTGCTATTTTCTTTTGACGCCAGTGTGTAATATCATAATCATCCTCAGCTAAGAATAGCACAACAGGTCCAGCTTCATTAACAGGGAACATTCCATAAAGTGGTTTGCCACAAGCTATGTGGAATGCTTCATAAAGAGCAATTGTGGATTTCCAAGTACCACCTGCACCGACCAACAAAGTTGGAGCTGCATAAGGGTGAATAACATCGACAATAAATCTTGGGGGTGCAAGTTCAACATCTTTATCTGTCTCCCATTTATTAACTCTTAGTGCGTCAAATAACTTGTCTGCAAATTTAGGTGCTTTAGGTCTATCTGTTGGCTCAAGCTCGTCTAGCTCAGAAGCATAAACAGAGTGGCCAAGCTCTTTTACCAATTTTACTAATGTATCAAATGTCGCTGCATTTTCTCTATCTAATATAGCATCTTTAAAAAAGTAACCACGCATGGCTTTTTCGTCACGATTCATATTAAACTTAGAAGAAGCAGAAGCCCAGTTTCTGTAAAGCTCGAAAACACCAGCATCATTAGGATAAGACCGACCTAATGCATGGCCAACCTTTACCCAAATTTCTCTATCATCAGGGTCTAAGTGCTCCAAGGTGGCTTGAATAATCGTCAAATTTCTTTCAGCTGGCGTGGAGGATTTCTCTTTTTTATCTGCTACTGGCTTTACTAGAGCTTTAAATTCATCTGCAATTTCGTTAAGCTCAGGGAATTCATTATCTCTGAATGGGTAATCTTTATGTTCTTTAGCTGTAATGGCACAATAGCGTGAATGTGAATAAACTTCAATGCCATCTTTCTTAAAGGCATTTTGCTGGCCACGACCAAATAAATGCAAGCCAGTACCACTCATAGACACTTCAACATAAGCACCAACAGCATATGCTTTATCTACTAACTGTTTAATTTCTTGTTTAAAGAAAGAACCGCTCTCGTCTAATACATCATCAAGATCAATAAATATTAAATTGTCGTCAGCAATAAGTGCAAAGCCAAGGAAAGGATTATTGTTATTAAGTGCACTCGCAGCAAGGTCATAAGTTGCGAGTTGTGCTAAGTCTTCAGCATTTCCTAGTTGTCCTGAACGTGGAATGCCAGAAACATAGCGAGGAATCTTGTCATTTCTAGTGATCAACCATCTGTCGGCTGTTCTTAATTCTTTTGGTAGATTCATTGCTTGCTCTAGTTAAGTTAAAAAGCCTGTCCGCAGCTCGAAAGCATTGGACAGGTATATCTTATGTTACAAATTAAAAGTCTTCTTCGTCTTCTAATTCATTTACTGCTGATCCGCCACCTGATAACTTATCACCATCATCAGTCTTTTGGAACAGTTTCAAACCAAACGAAACACCTTTGTTGCCTTCTGTATCATAAGCATATACAGTCCATGACACACGACCATAACAACCAGCATAAACATTATTACTAATGTCGATGATTTCTTCTTTGTCAGCGTCGTATACTTCTGGCTTGTACTTAGAACTAAATGCTACATACACAGCACCCTCATCAGCCCAACCATACCACTCTGGGGATTCTTCAATTGAAGTGATTGGGTATCCTGATTTCTTAGCGAGTGATTTTCTGCTGATACCTGTGGGAACTTTGTCGCCAAATTTACTCTTAGCAGCAGAAGAAATCGCTTCTTCCATTGCCTTGAATTTTTCTGACTCTTGTGCCTTCTTATCGAATACCAACACGATGTCGTGGCGAACTTCACCACGTTGATTTGCTTTTCCATTTAGATTTGGAAATGAAATGCGACCTACTGGACTTAAAGCCATTTTTATTACTCCTTACTCAGTTCAGAGGATGCTTCTGTTTTCACTAATCGTTGGGCACCCTCTTTAACCTCAACGAATGGTGTCAAGTCAATACCAATTTTGTCTGCCTTGGCAAAACTAATTGGCACCCACTCTAAAAGTTGCTGAGGAATCTCAACACCTTTTCTCCATGAGCGACGCCCAACTCCAGGAGCTAATTTCCATCCCCTTGGTGGTTGTGCTTTCGCAAGTTCTTCTACCTTCTCTATAAAATCAGTGATGCGAGATTTATTTTCAAGCACCCATATAATGTCTTCTTCCATAAGATCCTTTTTACACTCTAATTCAAATAGACGTTTTACTTCAGACTTTCGTTCAGCACACACTGGTACTGCTTTGCAATACTTACAATGGTCACCTATTTTTGCAGGTGCATTATCACTCTTAGCTATTTGGACAGATAGTTCTAACTGCTCTACAAATCTAGAGAGAATTTCTGTATCACAGAGCCAAGAGCTAATAGGGAAATTTGGTAGACGTGGCTGAACAATAGTAAGGCAAATTGCCTTTGGATTTATACCGTGAGTCTTAATCGCAGCTGCAGCGTAATACATAAGCTGTTTATTTTCTCTAGCTGGCACAGCTTCATAACCATACTTTAAATCAGTAATGTATAAAGTGTCGCCAACAATAGCAGCAAAGTCAGGAGTGCCGTGTTTTTCTTCGTCAAGATAAACTCGCTCTTCAATCCAGAACTGCCCACCAGCGATCTTAGCACTAGCCATTAAGTCTGTGCAATAATCTATATACTGCCCAAGACCTTCAAATTGCTCGTTGTCATAAGCAACACGATTAAGCAAAACTTCTGCAGCGTGCGTGTGAGCATTAGTTCCTTCTGTCGCATATTTACTAGGTCTATCAGGAATGCCAACACTTCTTAAAACTGAAGCTGGACAAGTCATAAACCTCTCTGCGGAACTAGGTGAAAATACTGCGTGTGTGTTTACCATAAATCAATCCTCATTGGGTAATTGCGTTTTTCTCTTTTGTCATACATTAAAATCTTAATAGCACGAACCCCAAGCTCACCAAGAGCATGCCCAACAAGAAGCATAGAAGCAGGATGGCCACAAGGGAAAATAACGTCATTGTCTTCGTCGAAATCATTTAATTTCTCTTTCATAGTTTCATAAGCATCAGGTGCAAATAATGCTCTATATGGAAATAGAACTTCCAATTTTCCATGCTCCATCGCACCTGATAGATCAAATGATGGAACCAAACCATGCTCAGAACTTCGCAATGGCTCGTGTGTTAAAAATACTCGGTTTGTGTTCATAGCTTTCTCTTTGTTAAAATTGTATTCAGTAAATCTTCTTTGTCATGAAGTGCTTGCATGATTCTTTGATCAATAGTTTTCTGTGCTACAAGATCATACACATGCAAATGGTTAGCATCTTGGCCAGCTCTATTATTTCGAGCCAATGCTTGTGTTCTTTCAATAGCACTCCAAGATCTACTAACCCAAATTTGTATCTTGGCTCTTGTAAGATTTAAGCCTGTACCACCTTGTGCTGGTGAAGATAAAAATATATCTGCATGGCCATCTTGAAATACAACAGGATCTTTAGTAACTTTGTAACCATTACTCATTAACAACTCTAGCACTTCTCTGTATTCATCTTTCCATCTTGTCCAGATAATAGCAGGAACATCTTCGTGTGTGTTTAAAATTCTTAGCAATTCTTGCTTTTTAGGATTTTCAAATACAGTTCCAAGTTCAGCAGTGGCAATACCAGAAGTGAGCATGCTTAAACGAGTTAGCATACTAATGACATTATCAGCAGTGATCAATTCCTCTTTAATAGTCATCATCATCTCTCGCTCCATAGAGTTGTAGGCTGTTCGCAGCTCGGAGGAAAGTTTGCATTCAATTGTTTGATAAGTTACTTCAGGAATATCTCTGCACTCAGCTGCAGTTACTTGAGTGCTGATGGCTTCTATGCGTTGCTTAAGATCGTCAAGATTTTTAGTTATTACTTTCCCTTGCTTATCTCTTGCTGCAATCTTTGGTCTTCCTGGAAGATTTCTAACCATTGGATGATGCGATGGTAAAAACTCAATATAACGATTACAGAAATCTGTATAACTTTCGATGTTTTCTTTGCCAAACAAAAAGCATAACTGTGACCAAACATCAGCAGGACTGTTAGCAATTGGAGAGCCAGTCATTATTATTTTTCTATTGGCTACTTTGCTTGCAGCTAAACAGATCTTAAATGTTTTTGTTTTATGATTTTTAATCCGATGACTCTCGTCAATTACAAGAATGCAATCTTTAGCAAGCAGTACATCTTTTAATTCTTGCTTGCCTTTATCTGTTCTTATTTGCTCAAAGTAAAATGTATCAAGGAATTTATCATCGTTGTAAAACTTCTTTGCTTCACTTTTCCATTGTGTATGTACTCTATTTGGCGCAATGACAACAAGGTGTGTCTTGGTCCTTTGAGCAAGCTCCATAGCTACAAGCGTCTTTCCTGTTCCTGGATCTGAAAGGATTGCGTGTGGTGCCTTGCTTTGTACTAATTTGTTGAGGCAATTCTTCTGCCACTCGAATAATTCCATTATTACCTTTCTTGAATAGTGACTCAAACAAGCCACTGAAACTCCTTATTGCATACCACTCTGCAGCTTTCTTCGCTTCTTCTAAACTCATCTGATTTAGATTTTTAGCGATATGCGACGAAAGAAGTATCGCTCCAAAATCTGAACCAAGCAACACGAAAGAAGGGCATTTTTCGATATCACTTTTTGTAAACCATATAATTTGCTCTTTGGAAAGTTTGTAAGTCAATGCTCTGCTTGATAATTTTTTAGACTCACTCCATTTTAACTCTACAAGAATATTTTTTCCTTCATAACAAATTAACAAATCAGGAACTCCTGGACTTACTGGTGACTCAATACGAACCCAAAAACCTTTTTTATTGGCTTTTAGATATCTCTGAAGTCTTCCCCAAAACAGTTTTTCCATGTGGTGATTATTACTTAAAAATGATAAGTTGTAAAATTATCTGATAACTTGTTGAATTTATTATATAAAAAATATTTAACAAAAAGTGCTTTCCATTTCCTAAATTTCAGGCATAATTTCTTGCAAGTCAGCGATGGACTGACCAATATAAAGGTAAAAATTATGAAAACAAGATTCAATAAAGACAATGTTCTTATTCACATTGAAAAAAGAATGAAACAATTAGAAGATAAATGGGGTTTCAATCCTAATAATGGCTATGCTCAAGTTGTAGACTCTGATTTTCAAAGAGTTATCGCTTATGGTGAATACAACGGATTAGATGAATTGCACAGCCAATTATTTTATAGCGATTTAAGGGCATAATCATGAATGATATTCTTAAAGGTGTTTTCCTCGGTGTTTGTTTCTTTGTTATCCCTCTTACAGTTTGGGTTATTCGTACAGGTGGTCTATGAGAAACAAAGCAGACTATGCAACAGGCATCTGGAAGTGCGAAACTAAGTGGCAAAAACTTATTAGAAAGCTGAAAGAATTTTTTAATGATTGATACAGATGACATGAATAATGCCATTGAAGAGATAAATAAGAGTGTTTCTTTTGTTCTAATCAATGGTTCAAAAGAGCAGACAGACTTTATTCTTAATGTGCTTTATAGATCTGTTGTGTTCACTTTGAATAGATATAACTCTCCTGAGATCATGATGCTTGAGGTATTTAACGACATGGTATTTCAGTTAAAAGAAATTCAAGAGTCAGGAAAGTTGCAAAATGTGGTAAAAGAAAGCAAACATGCAATCAAACATTAACCAATTAAATCTGCCTTTTCCTGTAAATCACAAAGAAATACAGGAAAAATTAGATATTTTAAGCAAAGAGTTAAATCTTAAAATTACAGAAATAGACCATGAAATATGGGAAATTCGTATAATTAGGGAAAACACCTAATAAAAGTGTGAAATAATTGTTTTCTTTTTTGCAGGAATTAGAGATAATTCTCTTACTGGCAACAAATGTCAGATTTTTAGAAAGGTAATAAATGAATATTTTTTTCTTACATCGTTCCGCTCCTCTAGCTGCAAAATACCATTGCGATAAGCATGTTGTTAAGATGATCCTTGAGTCAGCTCAGATCATGGCTACAGTTCATCACATGTATGGTAACAGTGAGTGTGTTACTTATAAGCCAACGCATCAATCACACCCTTGTGTTCAGTGGGTTGCTAAGTCTCGCTTGCATTATTTGTATCTTCAGCAGTTGGCTGTATATCTTTGCATGGAATATCGCAAACGCTATGGTAAAGTGCATAAATGTGAAGCACTTATCTATGGCGAGCTTGCACTTGCTCCTGAGCAATGTATTAAGTCTTTCTGGATTGACCCTCCACAATGTATGCCTGAGCAGTATCAGCAGAAAGACGTTGTACAGGCATATCGTGCGTATTACAAAGGTGAGAAGTCTGCCTTTGCCAAATGGTTTGGTGATACTATGTATGCACCTGACTGGTTTTATAACTTTGAAGCAGTTTAATTAGGAGAATCAAAATGCAATCAGCAATTATGTTACCAAGTTCAGCCATGACAGATCGTCAAGCTGATAATCTTAAAAGATACTCACAAATCAATACATCAAAAGTTCTTGATGCTTTGAGTTCAGAGGGATTCTTAGTTCGTAAAGCTATGGTTCGTGGTTCACGTACTCGTGACCCTGAATTGGCTCGTCATACAATCATCGCTCGCCACGAGCAGTATAGCTCAGTGCCTGTTAATGGCTTAGTTCCTGAAGTTGTAATCATTAACAGTCATGATGGCACTTCTGCCTTCCGTATTCAAGCAGGGTTGTTCCGTCTTGTTTGCTCTAATGGTTTGGTCGTACCTCAGAGCCATTTTGCTTCTGATCGCATCTATCACCGAAATGTGACGATGGATGTAGTGATTCAAAAGTCATTGGCAGTTATTCAGAAAGCAAGTGAAGCTGCAAAAGCCACTGAAAAGATGGCAAGTGTTACGCTGAATAAAGCTGCACAATTAGAGTTTGCAAAACAAACTCTTGATACAGTTTGGAGACGTGATGGTTTGCCACCAGAATTGCTTTTAAATCGTCGTCGTACAGAAGACCAAAAAGATGATGTGTTCACTGTATTTAATGTGATTCAAGAAAACCTTATGCGTGGTGGCTTGAGTTATGTTCGTGCAAATGGACGCAACAGCACAACTCATGGTATCCGCACGATGGACAATGAATTGCTTATGAACCAAAGACTTTGGTCTTTAGCTGAATCTTTTGCGGAGTAATTATGAAAACAATCATTGGATCAGGGATCGCAGGAATGCTTGCAGCACTTACTTTCCGCAAGGCAACAATCTTGGAAAGAAGTGCAGAGCCATCTGTACATAGAGCTGTACTGCGATTCCGCTCTGATGTTGTTAGCCAATATACTGGAATCCCTTTCCGCAAGATTAAAGTGCGGAAAGGTATTTGGATGGAGAAGAATTTTGTTCAGCCATCAATTATGACAAGCAATCTTTATTCAAAGAAAGTTCTTGGTGTAATTGAACCAGATAGAAGCATTAACAACATCAATACAGATGAAAGATATGTTGCTCCTGAAAATTTTATTGAGCAATTATATGAACGAGTCAAAGATAGAGTTGAGTTTAATTATGATGTTAGATCTTTAGATGGATTAGGACCAATTTGTAATACAGCACCACTTAATATTATTGCAAATTTAGTCGGTGAGCATCCGTCTGAAGAGTTTAATTATGCTCCGATTACAGTTGATAGATACAGAATTAAAAACTGTGATGCTTATCAGACGATCTATTACCCAGACCCAGACATTAATGCATATAGAGCTTCAATTACAGGGGACATGCTTATCATTGAAAAGACACCTGATGGTATGAATGATCTTGGTCAGATTCTTAGATCTTTTGGTCTTGATGATGCTGATGTTTCTGAGCTTAAATTAAACCATGTTCAACGATATGGTAAGATTCAACCACTCAAAAACAATTCATGGCGACTTGCTTTCCTAGGGTCTTTGACTATGAAACATAATCTTTGGTCACTTGGTCGTTTCGCAACTTGGAGGAATATTCTCCTTGATGACCTTATAAAAGACATCGAGTTTATTAGAAGCAACCAATCAACAGATACATATAACATTTTACGTGCAATGACTAAATAGGAGTAACAAAATGGCAAATGTTCAATTAGTAGATTATACAGGTATCGGTAGGACAGATTCACAATGGCATGCTGCTGATGTAATGATTTTTACAAAGCAGACCAGACTTAATCTTTCTGCAGGTTTAATGAATGAAATTAAATCATGGTCAACAGAAAAGAAAACAGAAGAGCTTGATTACATGGCAAAAACCATTAAGAGCTCTTGGGAGTTTGCTGATGTGACTTTCTTAATCAGCGGAGTCAGCAGAGCAGTAGCACAGCAAATAACAAGAACTAGAACAGCTTCTTATGCTATGCAGTCTATGCGTGTTACTGATGCTTCTCAAATTGGTGTAGTTGAAGGTAAAAAGATGACCTCTGAAGAGCTAGAGATTTACAGGAAAGCATGTGAATTTAGCAGAAACAGTTATAAAGAGTTGGTTGACTCTGGAGTTTCTCTTGAAGACGCTCGTGGTGTTTTGCCTTTAAATACAGAATGCAATTTAATCTGTAAATATAACTTTAGATCTGTTTGTGATTTAATTAAAGCTCGCAAGAGTTTAAGAGCACAAGGTGAATACACAGAGATTGTTATTCAGATGGAAAAGCTAATTCTTGACGCTTGGCCATGGGCTAAATCATTCTTTGAGAGTGATTTAGATATTGCAATTCAAATGCTTGAAAAGACAGCAAAAGATATAGGGATCACGACTGGTAAGGGTCATGGTTGGGAAATTGCTAAAGCAGTAGATTTAATCAGGAAATCATAATGAATAAACCAGTTATTATTTACGACTTAGATAGTTGTGTATCAGACGACAGATGGCGTCTACACTTGTTGCCTGACTATGACACTTATCATTTCTTTTGTGCTAATGATTTGCCAGTCAATAAGGAAATTTGGCCAAAGAATCTTGATGAGTTTATACCAATCATTATGACAGCAAGACCAGAGAAGTTTAGAGCTCATACAGAAGCTTGGCTAAAACAGAATGGCTTTTTATATGTTGAGCTATACATGCGTGAAAATGACGACATGAGAACTTCACCAGAAATAAAACACGACATGGTTGTTAAAAAGCTGAACAAAGATTACATGAATCCAAAAATATCTATGGCTTATGATGACAGAGATGATGTGCTTCAAGCATATTCAAAATTAGGGATTAAACCAGTAAAGGTAGAAATCAAATGAATAAAAGAGCACCAGAAATTCTAGAAGAAGCAGCAAAAACATATCGTGAGCGAAATGCTCTTTATGGCGACAATTATTTAAAATTTGGTCGTATCATGAAAGAGATGTTTAGCGATACTGAAATTACAGTTGATGGCTTTAATCGTCTTGGTGTTTTTGTTCAATGCCTTAGCAAATTGACTAGATATGCTGAGAACATGGATAAAGGTGGACACTTTGATTCTGCACTTGATCTTTCTGTTTATGCTGCTATGCTCGCAGAATTGACCAAGGAAGAAAAATAATGCTATTCTTTGACACTGAAACAACAGGATTGACTGTGCCATACTGCAGCAATCTTGAGTTCCAGCCAAGAATTATTGAAATCGCTATTGTTAAGACAGACGATGAGTTAAATGAGATCGAACACTTTGAGTCTTTCTTAGATCCTGAGATGCCAGTGCCAGCTATTATTACTAAAATCACTGGCATCAAGCAGGAGCAAGTAGATGGTCAGCCTAAATTTAAAGATGTATTACCACAAATTAAACGACTGTTTGAGTCTGATGATACATTGCTTGCTCATAATTTAAGGTTTGACCGACAGTTGCTTCAGCACGAACTCAGAAGAGCTGGCGAAGAAATTAGTTGGCCAAAGAACTTAATTTGTACAGTTACATCGTCAATGCATTTGCATGGCTACAGAATGAAGCTAGAAAATCTTTACAGAGAATTGCTAAAAGAAGAACCAAATCAAAAGCACAGAGCACTTGATGATGTGCGAATTTTAATCAAAACATATAAGGCACTGAAGAATGCTAACTAGAACTGAATATAGTTTTAAAGATTGTTTTGGTCCAATTAAGAAAGTTGTTACTAATGCAAAAGACTTAGGATTTAAATATCTCGCAATTTGTGATGCAAATACTTTTGGACACGTGCAATTTTACAAAGAGTGCATTGCAGCAGAGATTGAGCCAATGTTTGCTAAAGAGATTAAGATAGATGGCTATGACTTATCCATAAAGCTAATAGCCAGAAATCAATCTGGCTTGTCAGAGATGAACAAAACTGATAAAGTCTCGGTTGGACAGTTCTTTTCAGACGACGTGGTTGTTTTAATTTATAACACACCAGCTGACTGGATCAATGCTAAATATAAATATGCAGATCTTTATCTAGGCAATGAGATCTTAATGGACAGATCGCTTGATAGCGGATTAAAGCCATTGTTGTGCTCAGATGTAAAGTTCCCAACACCACAAGATGAAGAGACAGCTGAATTATTAGGTGTAAGACTTGGAGTGCATCCTCAGTATTTAATGACCCAAAAAGATCTTTTTAAATACATGCCATTTAAGAGTTATTGGGATGAAGTGTATGAGCTTTGCAAAGGTGTTGAAATTCCTCAAGCAAAGAATTTACAGCTTGAAGGAGATCTTGAGGCACTTACTAGAGCAGGAATTCCAAAGAGATTTCCTAATGGCTTACTGCCTGAATATGAGGAAAGATTACAGACCGAGTTGGGTGTTATTTCTGAAAAAGAGTTTCAGTCTTATTTCTTAATGGTCGCTGATTTAATCAGTTGGGCAAAAACTAGGATGCTTGTTGGTCCTGGTCGTGGCTCTTCTGCTGGTTCACTTGTTTGCTATTTATTAGGCATTACAGAACTAGACCCAATCAAAGAGGGTTTATTGTTTGAACGATTCGTAGACGTTACTCGTATTGATTTGCCTGATATTGATACAGACTTTCAAGGTACTGAACGTGAGCAGGTCTTTGAATACTTGCAGAATAAATATGGAAAGCAGAATGTCAGTCGTCTTGGTAATGTGAGCAGACTTAAACCAAAAAGCATTTTAGCTCAGATAGCTAGATTGCACAAAGGTCAGCCAAGATATGAAGGTCACATGAAGCATTTGCTATATGAAATTCGTGACTCTATGATTGAACGCAGCTCGGGAGATGCTCGTGCTGGATTGTGCTTGCTTGACTCGCTTGAAAGTTTAAAAGCTGGTCGTGACTTTATGGCTGAATATCCTGGTCTTAATAAGATGGCAGAGCTAGAAGGTCATGCATCCCATACATCAGTTCATGCAGCAGCAGTTCTTATTTGTGCCACACCGATTACTGATTATGCATCTGTTAGTTCAGAAGGAGTAGCACAGATAGATAAAAAGGATGCTGAGATTCTTAACCTTATGAAGCTAGATGCTCTTGGCCTAAAAACTTTAGACATTGTGGCTGATACTTTAAAGATGATTGGTAAGACTGTTGAAGATATAGATATTCATGCAACTGAAGTCTATGAATTATTAAACTCTCAAAAGCTGACAGGGATATTCCAACTTGAAGGAGATGCAGCAAGGCAATTAATGCGTCAGATTAACATGCGTGGCTTTGATGATATCGTTGCTGTTTCTGCTATGGCTCGTCCTGGACCACTTCAATCAGGTGGTGCTTCTAAGTATATCGCTGTGCGTGATGGTCGTGAAGAGCCAGAGTATCATCACGAGATTCACAAACACTGGACTCAGCAGACAGAAGGTGTTGTTGTTTACCAAGAGCAGATTTTGTTCTTAGGTCGTGACATGGGAAAACTTGGTTGGCCAGAATTGACTGCACTTCGTAGAGCTATGAGCAAATCACTTGGAAAAGAATATTTCGATAAGTTCCGCGATGCTTTCTTAAAAGGTGCGGAAGAACAAGATATAAATAGAGCTTCAGCTGAAAAGGTTTGGAACTCTATGTTACACGCTGGGTCTTATGCTTTCGTGAAAGCACACTCAGCCAGTTATTCTGTAATCACTGCTTGGACTGCTTGGCTTAAAGCTAATCACCCTCTTGAATTTGCTTGTGCAAACATTAAATTTGCTGATGCAGATGGTACAATGCAGCTATTGCGTGAGCTAGTCAAGGAAGGTTACAAATATACACCCCTAGACCCTAAAAAGAGTCTTGCTACATGGTCTGTTCAAGATGGTGCTATTATTGGTGGTTTGACTGCATTAAAAGGTGTAGGTCCAAAAACAGCAGAGAAAATCATAAAAGAGCGTGAAGCTGGTAAATTGTCTGCAAGGTCTGAAAAATTATTATCTGGTGAAAGTGAATTTGCAGAGATTTATCCATTCACTAAGAAATACAAAGATTATTACGACAATCCTGAAAAGTATAAAATATCAATGCCTTTATCAAAGACATCTGAAATTCAAGGTGATGGCCATGAAAGAATTATCCTCGCTGAATTATTAGAGAAGAACATTCGTGACATGATGGAGACTGGTAACTTAGTAAAGTTTGGGATTCAGTTAAAAGAAGGTGAAGTTGTACCTGATAGATATTGGATAAACTTTACTGTGCGTGATGATGAAGGTCTTATAATGTGTACTATAAACAGAAAGAACTTTGAAAGAATTGGAAGAAAATTGTTAGAAGAAATAGCAGCAGGAGCAACCCTATTGATTAAAGGTCGAGAGGGAAGTAATGGTATCCGTAAAATCTATGTTGAAAAATGGAAGGAAATAAAATGACAAATATGATTGAAGCATTTAGAAGATGGGGAATTGCATTTATTTTAGGTGGACTTTTTGGTATGATTTTGCAATCAGCTTTCTTTTTATACAATGTTGAAGTCGATTGTAAGCATATGAAATCATTTAGACACCAGCATTTAGTTTATGATTGTTCAGAAAGGAAAGTGTAATGTCTACATTTAAACCAAAAGAACAATTAATTGAAATTATGACAGAAGGTCAATTCGTTTGGTACACTCGTAATGAACTTAAAAAGCTATCTGCAATCGGTCAAGGAGCTATAAATGATGCAATTAATGACATGATTAGAATGAAAGTTCTAATGGTCAAAGGTGGCAATGGATTAAGCAATCCTAAAAAGTATGCATTAAGATCAAGAGTAAATGGCGAGATCGTTCAAGGATCTAAAGTTATAAGCATCAAACCATTAAAAGATTATCACAATTATCTATTTTCTAAAATGCACTTATGCAACTCAACTAGATAAATGCCCTGCTATTTGGACTTTCTTTATCAATAATTAAAGTCTGATTCCTTGGATTTGCATCAGCTTCATTAGGAACACTAATGTGAGTCCAAGAATCATATTCTCTTATAAGCTGATCAAACTGAATATCAGATTTAATAATAGCTCTGCAGACTTCATCAGGTGACATTCCAGGAACACGGATATCAGCAGCACAACCAATTAAATGCTGGCTTGTCTTTTTACCTTTCACAGCTTCATTTACAGCTGGACCACGATAAGCGGAATTGATCATTACTGGCTTACCAAGAATTTTCCTAACATCTTCTAATAATCTTGCTAATCTTTCAAGATTTGCAATAGCAGTATCAGGAGCTGTGTTATCTAAATTTAAACGAGCGGCAGTTTCACTAGCTGTTAATTCAGAAAGAGTAAAATTTTCACTTAGCTGCATTTTTCATCTCCATAACTTTTTCCACTGTGCGACCACCAAAATATGCAAGGAATACAATTTGTCCCCATTGACCAAGAAGATTAACATAACTCTCTTGGGCATTAAGTCCAAATGCACTCATTGTAGTAAATACAAAGTATGCTGTAAAAATTGCTATAAGTGCCATTGGTCGGATATTCTTAGACAACCAAGAATCAGAACTCATATCAGCTTCCCAACGCTTGCTTGTTTCTTGCATAGCCACTTGGTCTGCTTGTAATTCAGCCATCTTTCCTTCTTGCTGCATTTTTATCAATTCTGCTTGAGCTTTTGCTTTGGCTTCAGGATCAGGGATAAATTTGTCTAGCACTTTCATTCCGACATCTAATAGAGCTGCAATAGGTAACATATTATTTCCTCATTAACATTGAACTTGCTATTGTTATCATGGTTTGTGGACTTTCAGGAGCTTCTTTCCAACCGACTGTAATTTGACCGATAAACTTATTTGTATCAGGAGGAACAGAGATTCGACAAGTGTAATTTATTCCTATTGATTTGTACCATAAACCTATTTCTGATTGAGCTGTTTTGTATTCACCACATGGTATTTCATTAGCCATTAGTTTAATTATGTCGTTATTATTTGAAAGATTTGCTGTAAAAAGACCAACATCGTAACCATCAAATTCTTTGTATCGTTTATCAGGTAAATATGCTCTTTCAACAATGCGAGTGCCTAACAATGGATTGACTGAAAATATAACAACCATGTCAGCATTTGTACCTTTAAATATTACTTTGGCAGCATCGTCATACCGAGCTGCATTCATTGCAGGTAATTGTTTAGACTTTGTGTAAGCGTCAAGCATTAATCCTTGATTTTGCCAAATAAAGTAACCAGTAAAGGTCAGCACTGCCATAATAACAATAGCAAATAGTCTAAATGGACTACTAACATAAGCTAATATTTGTGGCAGTAAGTCTTTCATTATCTATTCAATAATTGAAACAGCATCATAATAATTGAACCAAAACCACCAATGACTCCAACAGCAGCCATAACAAGCCAGCTCTCTATTCTTTTAAGACGAGCATTTGAACCTATAAATTGATTATTTATATTTTCATATCTATGAGCACAAACAGCTTCGTGAGTATTTAATCTTGCTGCTGTTTCATCTATCATATAATCTTGGTGCATGCTGCTCATCGCTAACTCCTGTAAAATTCTAAATTCTTTTGTAATCTCTCATTTTCAGGATCTAATTTTAATGCTAAATAACCTTGTTCAATAGCAATTTCTTTCAGCCCTAAATTGTATGCAGAAAGTGCAGCGAAATCGTTAAGTCTATAATCCCAAGATTCAGCGGATGTTGTATATATCTCTAATTTGTGAACAATTTTTAACCCATTCATAGATGCATAAAGACACTCATGCCAATCATTATTATTGTATGCTGCTTTAGAAAGATCAATCCATGGCTCACGTGTATCAGGAGCTTCAATACATGCTTTCCTATACCATTGCAAACCATCTAAACCGAGCTCAGAGTAACATTGACCAAGCAACCTCATAGCATAACAACGATCATATTTGTAAATGGCGTCTGGTCGTTTTAAATAAGACTCTAATGCTTCAGCACCTTCTTGCCATTTGTAATTAAAAACTAATTCCCTTGCATAATAGAATGCATTTCTAATGCAATTAGGATCTTCCTGTACAGAAACAGCAAGCAAATCTAGATATTGACTTCTTGACTTTGTCGGATCTGGTAAATGTCTGACGAGTAATTTATCAGTTGATGCCCAGACCTCTTTAGTTCTTGGCTCTGGGTGAATGTATTCATGACAAGCGTGATGCCAGAAATATCCGTGTCTTGCGTGAATCTTTTCTGCGTGGAAAACAATACCACAGCTCCAGTCAAATTTATAACGAAGTCTTGTAACTCCATCTTTCCAGAGTTTTTCTATCTCTTCTCGCCATCCTGGTTCTAGAACTTCATCAATATCAAGACTAATACAGATGTCAATATCTTTAGGAAGTAAAGCAAGAGCAGCATCACGAGCTTTATCAAATCTCCAAGGAGAAATACAAATGTTGTGAACCTCTGCTCCATTTAGTCTAGCAGTTACAACACTGCTATCTGTAGAACCAGTATCAGCAATCATAATAAGGTCTGCGTCCTTTGCAGAATCGCAGAACCTTTTTATAAAATGTGACTCGTTTTTATTTATTGCATATACAGCTATCTTCATATTTTCTCTCTGTCATGAAGTTGTTAAATCTTATGGTGTTCCGTATGCAGTTACGTTTGCAACAGCAATAGTATTTCCAGAAGTATCAATGCTGAATTTATTAGAGCCACCATAAGCAAAATACAATTTACTTCCATTACCTGTAATAGTCCAAGACCCTAATGACACGCCAGCTGGCTGTGGACCAGTTGGACCTGTTGGTCCAGTAGCACCTGTTGAACCTGTGTTGCCTTGAATACCTTGTATTCCTTGTGGACCTTGAGGACCAGTTGGACCTACAACAGTTGAAGCAGCACCAGTAGCACCTGTTGGTCCTGTTGGACCTTGTATTCCTTGAATACCTTGTATTCCTTGAGCACCTGTTGCTCCTGTTGGACCTACAACAGTTGAATCAGCACCAGTAGCACCTGTTGGTCCTGTTGGACCTTGTATTCCTTGTATTCCTTGAATGCCTTGAATTCCTTGAGCACCTGTTGCTCCTGTTGGACCTGTATCTCCTGTTAAACCTGTTGCTCCAGTTGGACCTGTTGGACCTTGGACACCTTGTATTCCTTGAATACCTTGAATACCTTGAGCACCTGTTGGTCCTGTTGGACCTATTGCACCTGTATCCCCTGTTAAACCTGTTGCTCCAGTTGGACCTGTTGGACCTTGAATACCTTGCATTCCTTGAGCACCTGTTGGTCCTGTTGGACCTTGGATACCTTGGATACCTTGGATACCTTGTATGCCTTGAGCACCTGTTGGACCTGTTGGACCTTGAATACCTTGAGCACCTGTTGGACCTGTTGGACCTTCAATACCTTGCACACCTTGAATGCCTTGTATTCCTTGAGCACCTGTTGGCCCTGTTGGACCTTGAATACCTTGGATACCTTGTATTCCTTGAGCACCTGTTGGTCCTGTTGGACCGATATCGCCAATTGATCCTGTTGGTCCTGTTGGACCTTGAACTCCTTGAATACCTTGAGCACCTGTTGGTCCTGTTGGACCAGTGTTACCTTGTGGACCTGTTGGACCAACAACACCGATAGATTGAATAACAGCAATAAGATCGTGATTATTAGCAAATCCAGTTGTACCAGTTCCAGCTGAAGTGTCTAAAGAAACAGGAACTGTAACATAGCTATTGGAAACAACAGTAGGATTTCCAGAAACTATCCATCTTTGATAATTATTAGAATTGTTTTGATCTTGAAGAACTAAACCATCACCTGATTTTAAAACTGATAAGAATAAATCAATATCATTTCCAACTTGAGTTAAATGGCTAAATGTTATTGATGTAGCAGAGATCTGAGTTGTGTTATTCCAATATAAATGTCCGTGAGTCGGAACACCAGATGTTTGTGGTTCACTTGCTTGATAATTGTATAGATTTGAAGATACTCCGTCAATACCCTGTGGTCCTGTCGCACCTGTTGGTCCAGTTGGACCTTGTATGCCTTGCGCACCTGTTGGTCCTGTTGGACCTTGAATACCTTGGATTCCTTGTGGACCTGTCGCACCTGTTAAACCTGTGGCACCAGTTGGACCTGTTGCACCTTGAATTCCCTGATCACCTTGAATTCCTTGAATGCCCTGAATACCTTGTATGCCTTGAGCACCTGTTGGTCCTAATGCACCTGTTGGTCCAACTTCACCTATTGGTCCTGTTGCACCTGTTAAACCTGTTGCTCCAGTTGGTCCAGTTGCACCTGTAGCACCAGTGGCACCTGTTGGACCTTGAATACCTTGTATACCTTGAGCACCTGTTGGTCCTGTTGGACCTTCAATACCTTGAATGCCTTGTATACCTTGAGCACCTGTCGGACCAGTAGCACCTTGAATGCCCTGTATACCTTGTACACCTTGAATTCCTTGAGGACCAGTTGGACCTATTTCACCTTGTATACCCTGTATTCCTTGAGCACCTGTTGGTCCTGTTGGACCTTGTATTCCTTGAATACCTTGTATTCCTTGAGCACCTGTTGGACCTGTTGCTCCTGTTGGACCTTGAATACCTTGAATACCCTGTATTCCTTGAGAACCTGTTGGACCAGTTGGACCTTGTATTCCTTGTATTCCTTGTATTCCTTGAGCACCTGTTGGTCCTGTTGGACCTTGTATGCCTTGAGCACCTGTTGGTCCAGTTGGACCTTGTATTCCTTGAATACCTTGTATGCCTTGCACACCTTGTGGACCTGTTTGTCCAATATTCCCTTGAATACCTTGAGCACCTGTCGGACCAGTTGGGCCAATAGCACCTGTCGGACCAGTTGGACCAGCAGGACCACCAAGCATAAGATCTAAAGAATATGGAGTCCAAACTTCTTGCAGTGTAATAGATACAGGTGACCAATTAGGATCTATATCAACAGAAAGCTGTTTCCAATCTGGTTGGATGACAATGGTTGTGGTCATCTTGTAATATCCACTACAACAGGGATTATAAATGTTGATGTTGAAACTACCACATTGTTATCTGTTACTTGAATGTCGCAATACAAATTAGCTGGTGCTGGGAATGTCGATGAATTTGTTGGGACTGAAAGAGTCAGTGTAAACTTACCGACATTCAATGTTTGGTTTGGATCTTTTGTAACAACAAGTGTTTGCACAAGAACACCAGCTTCAGTTCTTAACTGAGATGCAATTTGTTGTGTTGAAAGTGGCTGAGGAACTCCAGCGACTTTATATGTACAAGTGGCGGAAAATGTATCACCACGTTTGAATGGGTAAGTTTTTTGATATGTGGTCATAATGTTCCTGTAATATAAACAACTGAGCAATTAGGATATAGCTCTTTATTTTCAATTGTTGCTACTAATTCAAAATCTAATAATTGCTGCTGAATCTCTTCAATTGTAAATGCAGCTCTTAATGTATTGAAATAATCTTTCTGAAATTCAGATGTAGAAATTTCAGGTGAAAAGTTTTTAACAATATCATTACATATCGTTTCATCTTCAACTCTTAATAAATCAAAAACAAAAAATTTTGATCCTGGTTTTCCAATTCTTTTAATTGTATCCCACATTACACTTGGATCTAAGTATTGATGCAATAATAATGAACTAATAACAATATCAAATGTATTAGATGGAATTTCTATATCACTTGGAGTAACTTGTGTAAGGGTATATCTATTTGGAGAAACAAATTGTTTTGCCTTTTCAAGCATTAACTCTGAAGCATCATATCCAAAAAAATTAGCATTAGGATAAATTTTTTCTATTTCTGAAGCATAACCAACATTGCCACAACCAATATCTGCAATTTGTAAATAAGCAGAGTTGCTTTCTAAAAACGGCAAAAAATGATTAGCTAATCCTCCAGATTGTGTAGCTAATGTATATCCATCAACACTAGCTGGGTCGTTCATTACCTCTGTTTCAGGAATTCGTGCCATTTTTTAAAACCTCTAAATAGTTACTTGGTTTAGTTATATCTGCATACCCATTAAGAATTAATGCATTTGGGTGAAATCTTTTTATTAATGATTCGTGTTTTACCCCAACTGTCTTTCCTTTCCATGCAGATGCTACTGTAGTTGGTTTATCAAATTTCCAATGTTGAAAAGCTATCAGTGGAAATCCTTTTAAATCGCCTTTTCTTCTCATACCATCACCATGAGATTGACCCATTTGCAAAATTTTTTCAGCTATTGCAACATCATCATAAATGTTCATTTTTATTACTTCTACATATGGATGTTCATGTACTTGAACTATTGGCTCTGGATGAACAAGATAAAGCTCTACTTGAAATTGATCATGCCTAAAAAGACAAACTGCAGTTGCATCATCACTACAAAAAATCTCCGCATCAATTGGAATCCTAATTGGCATATTGTTTTCCATATACCAATCACAAAATACTTGTACATTTGTCCATGTATCAGGGATATTTAATTTTGGCAAAGTGTATTTTTTCACTCGTTAATACCTAATTTAATTTTTTCTAGATATTCAGCAGGCAATTCTGCACCGTTATCTGTGCTTATCCAAGTTTCATTTCCATTTTCATCTACTTGTAATTCAGTAATGGTATGTATGTGTGAATTTACTTTATACATTTCAAGAACATTTTGAACAAGAGTATTATAGGATTCTTCTTTTGTGTCAACTTTTGTGTATTGTCCTGTAAGAGGATTAAAAACAGCATATTTTGTTATCATGATATTGCCCCATAAACTCTAGATGTATTACCTAATACCCATGTAACAGACCTTCCGTTAAGATTTACAGCTTTACCGCCAGCACCACCTGAACCCACATAATAAGTAGCACTTACAGGAACCGCAACAGAACCTGATGCTCCCCATCCTCCAGCACCTCCCCCTGAATTACCAATACCAGCACCACCAGTAGCAGAACCTGCTTGATTAGGACCACCACCAATTGAACTTGCTGTACCGTTTGAGTTTGATACTGTTCCTGTTCCACCACCTGTGCCACCAAGGCCAGCATAAACGGTAGCAACTGCAGTTCCTATTAGAGTTCTTGATGTTGAAGGGAATACTCTTCCGCCCCCACCAGCTGCTGCCATTCCAACTCTATTTTCGAAATACTGACCATTTGAACCTGATGAACCAATACCACCACCAGCACCACCTGTTGTAATTACACCAACACCACTACTATTTAAACCATAACTATTTCCGCCTTTTCCACCACCAGCACCGCCACCACCAGGCCATGTAGTTACAATTCCATAACTAACAATGTGCATACCACCACCAGCTCCACCACCTCCTCCAATATAAGCAGAAGCATCAGTGTTGTTAATTGTTGGGTTTACACCAATATTTAGGTTTAAAGCTGGACCACCAGGAAATCCATTCATTCGACTGTCCGTTGTCAAAGCACCATTTCCATCAAAACCATTACCGCCCATCCCCATAATGTAACCGTTATTAACAATAGTTACTGTATCACCTGTAGTTGCTCCTGAAAGGTTTAAGCCATATCCACTGGTTGTAGTTGCATAAAGATAAACACCACTATTAATGGTAACTGTAATGTCTGATTTCCCAGAGACATAACCACCTAAAGCTGACAAGTTTAATGCAGCATTTGCTGTATTAGCAGAGAATGTATAATTTATCGTTACACGATTAGATTTACCACGCAGGTCATTCATAGATATAATCGTTCCTGAACCGCCAACTCCTGCAAGTGTTCTTACATTAGCTTGGTTCATAGAAATATTTGTAGTGCCTGCTAATCCAAGCTCCACATTCACATCATTAAGCGATATGGTACCTGTAGGAGTTGTCATTATCTATCCTTCAACTCTTTAATTTGCTTTTTAAGCTCAACAATCTCTTTTGCTAATTCAACTGAAGCAACAAGAGCTGCATTTCCATATGCAACTGACAGTCTATCGGTTAAATCTTTAAAAACAACTTCAGGCAAGAGTTTTTGTAATGACTGAGCACTTACACCAGCCTGAATCAATTCAACGTCTGTACGATCGTAAATGCCAGACTTAACCTGAGATAACTCTTCTACGAAATTACTTTTAACAGAACGCCAATTAGTTTTTAAGTTCTCATCTGAATAAGCAGTAACATTCCCCTCGCAATAAATATCAGGAGCATTAGCAGCTCCGAAAGTTGCTACAAGTGTATTATTTGCTGATCTTACTTCAACACCAGCTATGGTTTCAGCTTGTAATTTGGCTAAAGACAAAGTTGAAATTTCAAATGTAATTGTGTGATCTGTAGGATTAAATACAGCTATTTTTATATCAGAAGTTCCGTCGTATAAAAACCAATCCCATTGAGATGCGGAAACTTCATCAAGCCATTGAAATCCAGCGACAGCATAAGCAGGTCGAGTTGCACCTCTTTGCATAGTGTAAACAGCGTCACGCCATGCATTTAGCTTATTTGATAATGTCGTACCTGTATCAGTTGTTGGTGAAATAACTAGGTTTGCTTGTGACATTTTTACTCCAAATTTTTATTGATTTTAACTTGTTTAAGAAGGGATGGAAATAACTTTTCTTCCGACACCAGATGAAACCCAATCAAATTGTCTAGAGACAGAAGTTCCAGAAGAATTAAAAAACTCTATATCAAATCCTTGAAGATTTTGATTTGTCAGAGTATATCTGTCACCTGCTTGAACAGAATCTTGCGTAATAGAAATTGCTGGTCTTTGCTGGAATTCTTCATCATAATTTATTCTGCTTCCCCCAACAGCTGAAACTACATCATAATTACTGTCAACTCGTTTTTGTGCAGTAATTTCAATTGACGCAGATTTAACAGCTACACCAATAGTTGGTAAATCACTAGAAGTTCTTAATCTAAATTGAAGTAGATAACCTGTAAAGTCACCAGCGTGGAAAGCTCTCCATTCATTAAAGTCTCCTTCACCATAAGCAAGAGTTGTAATAGTGCTTAAAGTTCCCCAATCAGAAAGTGTGATAATATCTGTACCAGTTCTAACTTCAAGCCAAGCATCCCAACCTGTATTACTAGAAATAGCTTCAGTTAATGTAAAGCCATAAGCATCAATTGAACTAGAAAGACGCACAGGATAGATAGATCCAAAATCTATTGTATCTGTAAAATAATAATAACCTTCTTGATTGTATTCTCCAGCTGCACCTGTTGATGAAGTTCTTATTCTCGTTGAACTAAAAACTTCCATTCCATCTTTAGTTCCTGCCCAAGTTGTATTTTGAACAGTCTGTAAGAATTTATAATCAAATAAAGTATTTGTAGGTGTAATTGAAATTGCTGGTATTACAGAGTAATTACCAGAAGTGTCAATTGTTTTAACTAAATAAGTCCCGAACTTTGCAGGGACAGTCACACTGTTAGAAGGATAAGAAACTTTTTTTGCTGCTACAGTTGCAGTTTCAAAAGTTGCTAAAGAACTAAACAAAGGACTGTATCTAACCTCATAACCATCTATGTCATTGTTACTAGGGTGACCCCATTCAAGTGTTAATTGGCTTGAGTTTTTTAAATCAAGATCTAAATAAATTGGAGCTGCAGGTGGGACATCATCTTTTGTAGGTGTTATGCTAACTTTTGCACCTTGATCTGGCTGAATACGAGAACCATTAGAAGCAACCCCAACAACTGAGAACTCTAATAATTGACCGATTAAAGAAACCACATTACCAGATTCATCAACTAATCTAACATTTTGATAAGCATAGAAAAATCTATCTTGAGTTGTTCCGATGATAACCCAAACACCATTCTGCTTTTGATACACTTCATAATTAACAGCGATTTTCCCTGGAGGAGAGCCAATCCAACTTAATGCGATAGCGATATAAGGATATCTGTTAATAAAAGTTACATATTGAGAAGCTTGAAGATTTCCAACTTCTCCTGGAATTAAATCATCAACAGTAGATATTAAAGGATTATATGCAGGAATAGTATCTGTTTCTGCAGTATAAATAGCAGGTGCATAAGGAACTAATTCAATAGATGCCTTTAAATCAGAAAGTGGTGTAACACTCTTAACCAAACAATCTAAAGACATTTGTGCAACAGGACCATACACACATAGATTTCCAACTGCGACAGAAGATAAACTACCAGAAACTGTAACTGTATATTGATCAATAACAGCAGTCACTGCAAAATCAGATTGAACGTCTGAATTTTTCCTAACACGAATATAATCGCCAATAGATATTGTTGTAAATTTTTCATCAAGAGTTATGTTCTGTCCAGATATATTTGATATCCTTCCCCAACCTTTACCAATCTTTGGTACGTCATATGACAATCTAACTAAATCACCACGTGTTGCTAATAAGTTTTCAACACCAGTTGTAATTGTATAAATCTCTTGACGCAAACGACCTTGAGCTAATGCTCTTCTTCCTATTCTCCAAGCTTGATGATAATTCGTAATTCCTGTTAATTCAAGAACTTCAAATTTTGTAGAATTACTAGAATTCTTTCCATCATCATAAACCACAATCTCTCTAGGCAACCATTGCTCGTCAGGGTCAACAAATTGAACTCTTAGTGCATCTGGCTGTTCATGGAACATCCTATTAGCAGAAAAAGACAAACAATTTCTTGGAGTAAATAGCTGAACAGGAGTTGATTTAACTTTATCTATTGTTACAGAATATTTACCAGAACGAACAGTTGGAGATGCATCGCCAGTAGCAGCAACGAGTTTAAGAGCTTGCCAAGCAGTTGATTGTCCATTTATAATAAAATCACATTGTGCTTTTGGTTTTGTTGGTTCATTTGCAGCTGGAGTGTCGCACCAATTAGCCCATTCAAGTAATGCTGTTTTATCAATTCTAGAATCATCAATAGGATTAGGAGAAGCTGATCCTCTTAAAATGTCAGCGTAAACCCAAGCTGGATTTCTTGTTGGCTCGTAAATCCAATCTGTTCCGTTCCATCTTCCTAAAATAGAAGTTGCAATAGCGGAAAATTCATCCACAACACCATTAAGTTGTTCAGTTGCTAAAATTTTCATTTCAACAATTGTATGAGTTTCAGTAACATTAATCGGTGAAGAGTTTTTAATTGATCTTAATGAAGCAAGATAAACATCATCGTATGTATATTTCTCTGTTGAATCTGGAGTAATTCTCCGACACCTTATCTCGTATTGATCAGCTGTTAAATTAGAAAGAGTCAATGTTACAAAAAATGGTTTTGCAGTTGCAGCTGTGCAAGAAATTCCATTTACACCAGAAACACTTGCATATTGACTATCTAAAGAATAACTGTATGTCGTATAATTAGACCAAGAAGCTGCACCGACTTTTCTAACTTCAACTGAAAAAGACGTTGTAAAATTTCCAATATCTCCTGTTGATGTATTTACTTTATTCAAACCAGAAGGAAATTGAAAATCTAAAACAAGTTGAGTTGTATCTGCTGTTGTTGTAACTGTTCTATATATTGCATCTAAAAGTTTTAATGAATAAGCATCTTGCTCTACGTCTTTATTATAAAGTTGAAGAGTATTTCCTGCATTGAAATAAGGGTATACATAATATTCAATACCAGTATAAGTGCTTATGTCGTTCTCACCAATTTTAAGATCTGTTAATTGAAGTGGTCCATATCCGAAATCAAATAACAAGTAAATCCATTGCTGATCACCACTAGATTGAATAAATGGTTTTGCAGCATAATTTGGAACCATTTTATTCCTACCATAAAGTCTAGGAATTGGCGAATATGGCTTAGTCACATTCTTTACTTGACTAAATCCAAAAACAGCTGAATCACTTAAACCCGTCCCAAGACCACTTATATTAGGAAGTTTAGGTGGAGGGAAAATAGCATTAACTGCTAGAGCACCGACAAGAGCAATACCAGCAGCGACGAATTGACCTGTCGTTGTTAATGCTGTTACACCTGCAGTGGTTGTTGTAAAACCCATGCTCGCTGCAATTTGCGGAGCATAAATAGCGATTGTAATAAGAGCGACGATTCTTAATACGTTTTTACCACCGCCACCACCACCTTGAGGAACTACAAGAATCTGAACAGGTGCATTTCTTTTTAGTTTAACTCTTGACCATTGTTCTTTTGGTATGTAATCAGTTCCTATCTTAACAACGATGTAATTTTTAAGCCAAGAGTTATCTATACAAACGAAATTAACAAGCTCATCAACAGAAGCACCTTCTTGATATTGAATCTCTGTATAGTTACCAATTTGTGCAAATGGATTGTCACGAAATATTGCGTGGCCATCTATAGAATGCTGCAATTCGTTTTCTCCACGCAAAGGAGTCAAGCCTGTCAATGGCACTATCGTGTCCTGAGAGTGAATGGAGGAATTCTGATTCATTTAAATATACCCCTGCGTGAACTGTTTTTCCAGCTATGTTGAATAAAACGACATCACCGAATACAGGTGATTTTACTTCTTTCCATTCATTTAGATGGGAATTTATTTTCCCTGAAACGGAATCAAAATCATCTGCATCTTTATACCCGATATCGTATTTTGGTATTTCTATGTTAAAAATATCTTTGTAGAATAAATAAAGTATTCCCCAGCAATCAGATCCATCATATTCTCTTCCGTGAGACTCATACTGAATTCCAATAAACTTTGATAAGTCCATTACTGGAAAAGTCCTGGGAAATTAGAGGGCAAATAAGCATCTTTTGGAAAAGCTAAATTTAGCACATCTTCAATCTGACAAGTCGCTTCAATTTTCTGAGCATCATATTGAATTGAAATAGTCTTCATGCCATCAATAGACATCTCGATATAACTAGGGTCACTCGCAAGAACAACTTCAAGTGTAACATCTAAAGAGCTATTTAAAGATCTTATTTCATCAATTAAAGATAGATCTACGTTGCTCAATGAAATAATAACTTGAGGAAGTGTTTCTCCATCGTCTTGTGGTAATATAAGGTCAAATGGAAAAGCTGTAAATTCTCTACCAGCTGAATTTATATTTTCCACGTTATTTACAACTCTAATTGGATTAACTAAATCGTCGTGACTTAATGTAAGCAAGAATAAGAATACCTCATCTGTATTCTGATTAACAACAGCATCAATAAAATTAGCTGAATATGTCACTCTGTAACCTCCGCACTAATGTCAATTTTAAAATTGTTTGGTCCAACTGTTGAAATACTTGGTGGAGACAAAAATAATAAAGTTGCTGGATTTTGAGTGACAGGATCTTCCCAATCAAATGGAAGTGATCCACCCTGTAATTCAAGATTATAAAATTCCTCAAAAATACTATATTGAGTTCTATCAACCCAAACTGTCATCTTCGCCATTTTACGAATTTTCGTGTAACGACGACGAGTCATAACTGGACCTTGGTCTGGCTGACTTCTTATCGTACCATCATCCCAGCTTTCACTGTAATCATAGTTTGCATTTTGTTGCAATGTAGCTGGCCATGTAGGCATTATCTTCTCCCGACTCTATTTAAGCCATAAGTTGATTGCATAGTCTTATCCATAGAGCCTGTGCTAATCATTCTTTCCATAACTTGTTTAATATAAATGTCAATTTGCTTCTGGCCATCTGAACCAGTTGATTCTTTTACTTCTGCTTGAGTTCCTGAGCTGTTATATACATTTACAACAGTACCGCCACCAGAAACACCGAGCTTACCATCAGCACCACGCTTCAACGGCATAATAGCTTCAGGTCCAGCTTCACCCATAAGACCAGCACCATTAGCCATCGGGAATATAGTTGGTCCATTAACAATACCACCATTAGCAAATGCTGTCATTCTTCCACTGCTCATGACTTTACCATTTGCAGCTGTTCCGCCAAGGTACAAACCTTCGTACCCTGGAGTTGGACCTGATGATGTTGGGGTTGTTGAGCTTCCTGGACCGAAATCAAAGAAACCAGAGCCAACCATTGACAATTTAAGCTGACGAATCAATGGTTCAATAATCATAATCTTAATAATTGCAGCTTCAATATCAAGTGCTAAACTGCTCATAACTTGACCGAATGATTTTCCACCGATAATAGCACCTTCAAATGCGTTTGATAATGCATCTCCAAAGCCATTTACTAATTTATTTGAATTAGCTAAAACAGTCTGTGCTCTATAAAGTGCATTGTTATATTCATTCTGACTAATAATGTTGTCATTTAAAAGAACACGAGCTTTTTCCAGTGCAATCTCATAAGCCTGTAAAGGGTTTGTTGCAGCACGCAATGCATCAGCTTCTTTTATTCTTTGCTGTCTTAACTTCTCAAGAGCTTCAAACTGTTTTGAAATCGTGTCTATTTCTTTATCTGTAGATTTTTCCCATTCTTTCTGAGCTTGTTCTTCAGCTTTTACAGTTGTTGTATTGTTTTGTCTTAATCTTTCAAGTGCTGCTTCATATTGATTCGTTGCTAATTCAAGCTCTCTTTGAGCTTTTGTTGCTTTCTGAAGAGTTTGAACCCATTCTGTAAAGTCTTTTGTTGGCTTTTCTGTAGCAAGATAAACTTTAGATACAGAAGCAAAGAAGTCTGTAGCAGACAATTTAGCTGAATTAAAGTCAGCCTGTAATTGCTTAATATTATCAAGTTGTTGCTGGTCTATTCCAAAACCAAGTTTTAAAGATTCTTCTGGTTTAATATCATAAGATCTTGATTCACCAAATTTAGGTCTATTTACAATCAGATCTTGTAATTCAAGGAATTGTCTTTTGAAAAAGCCAATCTGATCTATTCCTTCTTTAATACTATTTCCTAAACTTACTTTTAAATCATTTGATGCCACTTTAGCAATAGCGACATTAAGTTCAAGATTGCTTAAAATAAGTTTCTTTGTTTCTTCATTAGCTGTTTTATATTGCTCAATTAAAGGATCAAGAGATTTTCTATCTGTAAAGTCAAAAGAAGATTTAAGATTTTTAAATGCTTCCTCTGCACCTTTTAAAGACTCTTCAAGTGTTTTTGAATCTTTAGTTAATGCTAAAATACCTTGAATTGCTGCAGGTGCAAGTGCAGCGATCAAACCGATAGCAGCACCAATAGCACCGAAACCTGCAAGCAACTGAGGAGCTTGTTGTGAGAATGCAAGCATTGCACTCTGACCACCTTGAACCTGAACTGCAAAGTCTGTTAATTGATAACTTGCATTTCGTACATTCTGCTGCAACTGACGCATCGGTCTTTGAGAGTTATTTGCAGCTGTAGTTAAGTCGCCAACAGATCTGGAAGCTGTTTCCATTTGCTTAATAGCTTGGCCAGCTTCAACCTGAAGTCTAATTAACATTTCTTGTTCAGTTGCCATTATTTCGCTCTCCTAAATCCGAATAGAACTGCTGGCCATCTTTGATCTCTTCCGAATGCTATCGGAATAGGAGATTTGCCACTTTCATACCATTTGTCTGTTACAACAATTGATTTGTATCTGTTCTTAAGTTTAACCGCTATATTCTTTGTTACATTCACAGCACCACGATATCTTTTACGATTCATTCTTGCTTGAGCTTTTTTAAGTCTTTTTTGAAGAGCTTTTGTTCCTGCCCATTTACCAGATTCCAAGAATCTAGCATATTGTTTGTCTGATGTAATTCTTACATCATCATCTGTTTTAATTTTAGAGAAGTCAACAGAATTAACTTCTGTTTTAACACCATTAATGTATAAAGCCCAAGAGTTTGACATTTCCCCTGTAGGTTGCCTTGCCAAAGAAAGAGACAAGCTCTTAGCCATGTCTAATGCTTCCTCTATGGCTTTTTTCATGACATTAGAAGCTCCGAACTCCCATGTCAAATT